CACGCTGACCTACGACATCGCGGGCACCAACTGCGGGCTGCCGCCCGGTGCGGTGTTTCTGTGGACCGCCGGCACGGCGCCCACAAACAAGTGGTTCGACGCCGGCAACATCGTCATCGAAGGCGGAGCGGCGTCCGCCACATACGAGATCGTTCTGGCCGGAGTCAAAGCATGATCAGCGACGCACCGGTGATGGCGGCCGGCGGCGAGGCCACGCTGATGGCGCAGGTCGCCGCGTTCCTCGAGGTCGCCAAGGCCAAGGCCGCCGGCGGCATTACATGGGCCGAGTTTGGCGAGCTTCTCGTGGCGCTCCTGCGGCTGTCCGTCGAGACGCTCGACGCCGTGCTCGGGATGAGTGGTGCCGAGAAAAAGGCGCTTGTGCTCGAGGCCGTGGCGGCGCTCTTCGACCAGCTCGCGGACAAGGCAGTCCCGGTCGTCGTCTGGCCGGTCTGGATCCTCGCCCGACCAGCCATCCGAGCGCTCGTGCTGGCGATCGCCAGCGGTGCCATCGAGATCGTCCTACCGCTCACGAGGGCCGCTGAATGATGCCGCTCCTGCTCGTCGCCGTGGCCGCCGTGTCGCTCGCCTGGCCGTGGATTCAGGCCCACTACCACGAGTGGCGGTGGCCGCAGCTCGACAGCCGCCACCTGGCCGCAGCCGCGCTGATCGCGGCTGCAGCCTGGTCGTACGTCGCCAGCTCGCCGGCGACGCCGGCGCCGGCCCCTGCTCCGGACCAGGCGGCGCTCACGCTGCGCGGCAAGTTCGTCGGGCCGGATGCCGCCCGGGACGCGGCGCTCGTCGCGGCCCTGTGCACCGAGCTGGCTAACGAGATCGAGTGGGACGCGAGCCAGCCCGAGCCGCTCATCCGTACCGGCGTGGCGTTCGACGAGTTGCGGGTCCGCAGCCGCGTCCTCCTGTGCCGTGGCGAGTCGCTGGGGGCCAAACACCCGCTCGCTCGTCAGGCCATCGAGGACTACCTGAACACCGTCGCAGGGACCGCAGGAGGGCCGCTTACGCCCGAGCAGAAGGCCAAGTGGGTGACGGCCTACCGTGAGGTCGCCCGGGCCGCGGAGGCCGCCAGGTGAGCGCACCCAAGCATCCGTGGCGCCTCGTGGCGGCTGCGGCACTGGTCGTCTGGCTCGCTCTCTCATTCTGGTGGGCGGCCGGGGAGGTGCGCCAGCCGGCGATCCTGACCGGATACGTGCCAGACCCAGAGGGAGTCGCCCGGTTCCTCGAGGAGCTGCCCGAGCCCTACTTCGCCCAGGCCGGCGCCGACGCCATGCGTCAGGCCGTGCCTGTCGACACGTTCCTGTACCGGCAGATGGACAAGGCGCACCGCGCCCGGTACGGCACGCCGTTCGTCGTTGGCAAGCAAGGAATCGGCGACTGCATAGCCTGGGGCGCGATGCACGCCGTCTACTGCGCCGAGGCCGTGGACTGGGCGACCGGCAAGCTGGCCGAGCCGCCCAAGATGCCGGCCAGCGAAGCGATATACGGCGGTGCCCGGGTCGAGGCGCGCGGCCGCGACGGCTCGGGGCGGTCGCCGGTCGGCGGGTGGAGCGACGGTGCCACCGGCTGGGGAGCGGCACGCTGGCTGCGTGACTGGGGCGTCGTGTACCGCGAGGACGTGCTAGGGCACGACCTGCGGACGTACGACAAGGCCCGCGCCAAGGCGTGGGGAGCGTACGGCTGCGGCGGCCAGGGCGACGACGGCAAGCTCGACGCGCGAGCCAAGCGGCATCCCTGCCGGCACGTGGTGGCCTGTAAGACGTGGGACGAGCTGGTCGCCGCCGTGACCTCGGGCTACCCGGTGACCATCGCCAGCTCGGTCGGCTTCAACAGCGGCAACCGCGACGCCGACGGCTTCTGTGCCGCGTCCGGCACGTGGATGCACCAGATGTGCGTGATCGGCGTGCGGTTTGGCAACCGCACGGGTGGCCTCGTCTGCAACTCGTGGGGCAATTACGTCGGCGGTGGGAAATTCCCACCAGACCAGCCCGACGGCACATTCTGGGCCGAAAAGTCGGCCATCCAGCGAATCCTTGCACAGGGCGACAGCTACGCCATCGGTGGCGTGGACGGGTTTGCGTACCGCGAGATTCACAACGGCGACTGGCTGCAGCCGCCACCGGAGGAGCAATGACGGACAGGCATCGCATGGTGGCCATGGTCGTGATCGCGGTGGCCGTCGGTTGGTACGCCGGCTCCGGTGCGTCCCGTGAGCCCAAGCCGCTCGAGGACCGCCCGGTGCTGCGGTGGATCGCCCGGGCGGCCAAATCGCTCCTGTGGGTGGCCGTGTTCGTCGAGGAGCCGCCCGCCGAGCAGCACGCCGAGATCCGCTCGCACATCGGCTCCGACGGCTACGTGGCGGTCGATCACGGACGAGGGTGGTGACATGTGGCGCTGGATCATCTGGTTCCTCACGTGGCTCTCCGCAGACCCGGCCGACATCGGCCGCGAGTCGGCACGCGCGGCTGCGTCGATCGCGGCGGCACGCGCCACGATGGTGGCGTCGCCCGATGTGCCGCCCGACCCGGCTCCCCCGGACGGCACGTGCTGCATCGACTGCGGCGGCACCGGCGTGATCGTGCACGGCGACGGGCACAAGACGCCATGCCCGTGCCCGGCCTCGTGTGCGTGCAAGCGGCCACGAGCGCCGATGCCTGCGGCGTCGCCCACGCCTGGCAAGCCGGCCACGCCATGATGCTGGAGGCTCCCGTGGGCGACGTCGCCGGCATGGACCTGACCTGGCTGCGGGCGGAGGTACGGCACCGCGTCGGCGGCCCTGCCCTGCAGCTGCCCGACGAGGTGGCCGCGATCGTCGACGCCACGCTCGTGCACTGGCCCGAGCGCCACATGGCCGACCTGGCCAGGCGGGCGGAGGCGGCCGGCGCCGGCCGCGAGGCGCTAGATGCCATCGGCGTCATCTCCGCCAAGGTCCGCGAGGTGCTCGAGCTGCGGTGCGAGACCGAGGAGCAGGGTGAGGCCGTCAACCTGATCGTGCTGGCCTGCGTGGTCGAGGTGGCGAACCTGTGGTTTGCGTCCACCGAGCACCGGATCGGCATCCGCCGGCTGGCGTTCCAGGTGAGGACGCGGGCGGCATGAGCAGCTCCACCGATGCCAGAGGCCGATTCACCGGCAAAGGCGGACGTTGTCAGTCTGTGGTCGGTTTGGACGAATGGAAGGCCATGCCTGACGGCGAGCAATCGGCAGTGGTCGCCGCAATTGCCAGCCGCGCCAAACAGTCTGGGTTCCCGCACTTCAACTTGACGCGCGCAGACAGGCTGTGCCGATTCGACGAGCTGACCGCGTACGATCGTCGTCGGCTGATTCGCGAAACCGTGATTGGCACGACCGCACACGGCCTCGGCATCTGCTGGCACTATCACCCGCACCACTGGGGCGTGAAGTGCGGCACCAACCGTCCGCCCATCGATGTATGGGATGACGAGGCCCGACTGCAAGCCGCAATCCGAAAACAGATACCGCACTGCCACCGCACAGGCGGCTATAGCGTCGACAGCGACGGCCCGTACATGTCCGCCGGCGACTTGCGCAAGGCGATCAGCCGAGCCACGGGAGTGCAGCGCGTCAGCAACTTCCGCCCGACCGCAGCGGCCGCCATCTTCGATCGGTTCTGCCGTGTAGCGTGCTGGGACCCGTGCGGAGGCTGGGGCGGCCGCATGCTTGGTGCAATCGCAAGCGCGGCTGTCGAACGCTACGTATGCTGCGAGCCGTCGACGCAGACTGCGCGCGGCCTGAAAGAGCTGGCAAAGGATTTTGCACACCTGACCAGTACGGACTGCGTCGTGCACAAGAAGTGCGCCGAAGACCACGAGCCGGATCGGCGGTCATTCGATCTTGTGTTCACGTCACCGCCGTACGGCCGCACCGAGGTGTATGCCGACGAGCCGACGCAATCGTGCCATCGGTACCCGATCGTCGCGGCGTGGACGGAAGGTTTTTTGCGTCCGCTGATACAACGAGCCGCCTACGCGCTGGTTCCTCGCGGGTGGCTCGTGCTAAACGTCGCCAACACGCGACAGCACCCTAGCCTCGTCGCAGACGTCGAGCGCATAGCAGCGGAAGAAAGTTTTGAGCAGCACCCCGGCCTGATGCTGGCGCTGTCAAACGTTCAGTCCGGCGGACTTAAGACCGAGCCCGTGCTGGTGTTCCGTTTGCGGTGACGAGCTGCACGAAGCACCTGCTCGTGCTTGGTGAACCGCCACCGAATCGGCTCGATCATCGACAAGTCGTAGCAACGGCTGCCTACCACCCAAAACAGCGTTTTGCCGTTGGCCGGAATGTTTTCCCGCATCCACAGCCATGCCTTGGACTCGTACGTCCAATCCCACGGCGTGTGCTTGATCAGCTTGCGGTAGGCATGTGGCGATTGAATCGCCACGACATCACCGGAAAACTTCTGCGCCGATGCAAGCGGCTCGTACCACGATCGGCGGTTTGACTCAAAGTGGCCGCTAAGTGCGACGACAAAGACACGTTTGACTGGCTTTTGATGCTCGGCCAAGCCGCTCATCACGCCGAGTGCTGTCAACCCGCTGCCAGCCACCACGACGATCTGCTCAACCGTTTCAGGCACGTTTGCCACCTGTCGCTGCACAGGCTGCATGGCTTCCGTTCCGCACATCCCAAACCGGACTTGGAAAAACCCGGTCTCGCGCACGATCTCTTGGACGTCGCGCGAGTAGCCGCTGGGATTGGGATTGCCGACCCCGTAGACATCGGCGCCATCCCGCTGGGCTAGGGACGCGTTGACGCGGTTGACGTCGATCGTGTCGTCTGGAAACCACGGTGTCGTCACCGCGCATCGCAGACCGAAATGCTTGGCAACGCCAGCCACGATCGCTGTCTGCGGAGACGGCAGGCCGGCTCCTGTGCAGATGCCGTTATTGTGCTCGTGCCGAATTTGGTGCAGCCTGCCGCCCACAACGTGCAAGCATTGGCGAACCTTGGACCCAACATGCGGGCCAAGGCGAAACGCGTCGCCGCGTTTCACCAAATACCCGTCGACTTCGTCAATCGGGTCCAGCGTCTGCGTGAGTTGGTTTTGCAATCGGCACCCCTGCCTGACGCAACGTCCACAAGATCGCCGCGACCTGCTTGCCGACTACCTCGAGCTTCGTCGAGTCGAAGGAGCCCTCGCCCTGCATGACGGCAGCTCGCTCCAGGCTGTCGTAGCTCTCGGGCGTTTCGCAGCCCAGCAGTTCGGCCGCGACGCATTCTCGCACGACGGCGTCCGCGACCCGGTACATCTCCAACGCGTCCACGATCCGCGCCTGCGGCGTGCTGATGACATCTGCCCACATGTCCTTGTCCTCCTAGAAAGCCTGACCGGCTGCCAAAATCCTGAACACCAGCAACACCAACTCTACCCACACTTGGATCGACATGGTGGCCCTCCATAGCCTTGGTTGTCAAGTGACAATCTGCTCATCGGCCGTTGTCACCTGACAACTTGAGTGCGTCGCCTCTGTGCACGAACAGCAGGCCGTCGATCACGACCGACCGCACTTTCCCGTCCTCGGCCAGCCGCCGCATCCACTGCCTCGACACGCCGGCCAGCTCGGCGGCGTGGGTGCACGTGACGTAGTCGTCGGTGTCGATCCGCATGGCGGCAGTCTGGCCTTGGCCGGCACAACCCGCAAGGATGGACGCAGGGGATCGCAACTCCGGACCCGTCCGGGGACGCTACTGGCTCACGCAGTGCGAGCCGGCGGCTCGTGGTCATCAGGCTTGAATATTCGCGGCATGGCCTGCCACGCCTTGGGGCGATGAGCATCGACCACGCGAGGATCTAGGTAGCTACGCCGAGTGATGCGGTCGGACGAGTGGCCGAGAAATGCCGTGGCGTCGAAGCCGGCCGCTGCGAGGTGCGACGCCGTCGACCGACGCAGAGCGTGGAACTGAACGTCGCGTCCGTCGCCAAGGCCGGCGCGCCTCGTGATGGTCTTCCAGCGTTTTCGCAGGGCCGTCCCGCTGGCGACCCACCAGAACACCGTCGGACCGTTGTGAGCCGCCACGCGGTCGACCAGGTCGCAGGCCTCGGGCGACAGCTCGTAGACACGTTCCTGGCGGCCGCCTTTCCGGACGTGGGCCGGCACGGTGAGCGTCGGCCGTCGCCAGCACATGCGGGGCGTCGACAGGATCGCGTTTATGCGCTCGCCGGTCTCCAGTGCGACTGCGATGAGCGCTGGAAAGAACACGGACGCCGGCACCGGCCCAACCCAGCCGCTCGAATGCCGTGCGGCGTCGGCGAGCCTGGCCAGCTCGTCCGTCGTGAACGCTCGCGGCGTCGACTGCGGCACCAGCTCGGGGGAGACCGACGGGCGGAGCTTCACGAGGCCGCGGCCTTGCGCGAGGTTCCACAGGGCCAAAAGCCCTGACCGCTCGCGGGCCACGCTATTTGGCGAAAGCCGCTGGCCGCGCACTGCGAGGAACTGGCTGACGGTCAGGTCCTCGAGGTCGTCGAGAAGCGCGGCTCGTCCGAGCCACTTGGAAAACTGCGTGATGGCGTGCCGCAGCAGGCGGACACTTTCGCGCGACCTACCGCGCAGTCGCAGCGGCACGTACACGGTGTCCAAAAAGGCGTTGAGCGTCATGGTGCGTGATCCTCCTACTCAGGGATAGGTCACGCGTCCGTGCGGGTGTGCTCCGTCCGTGGAAGGGAGTCCGGTCGTGCGGGCTGTGCGGGTCGGCCGGTTTTGCGGGGTTTCATCCTGTCCCCGCCACTTTCAAACGTTGCAATCCCGACGGGATCGCAACCCTGTCCCCGGTAGGCCCACTGGAACCATCGGGATCTACGCCAAGGAAGGCAAAGCGCTCATGCCAGGACAGGGCACCCGCAGGCAGAAACCTGGCAGCAGCCGCAGCAAGCCTTCCGGCGGCCGGCCACGGAACAGGGTTCCGAGCGAGTGGGGCCTCCGAGTTGAGGCTATGGCCGCCAAGCGAGGCCTGACACGCAGCGAGTTGGCTGAGAAGATCGGCATTAGCTACGTGTCCATGTGGCAGCTCTTGATGGGCCAGACGAAGCCCAAGATGGAAACGGCCTGTCGACTGGCGGACGCGCTCGGCGTCCCCCTCGACAAACTGCGGCAATAGCCCAGTTTTTCATTTTTCCGTGTCACCTAAAAACTCGCCTTGACGGGTTTTTAGGCGTGGCCTACTATCCGCCCCCGTCACGCCACGACGGCGTGCGGCGGAGGGATACGCCATGCCGACCGGTGTTGCCGATGGGCCGCGGATTCGCGCACGTCACGGATACGCAGCTCCTCGAGTGGGCATCGGCTATGCCATTGGAGCGCATCGCCGCAATTACGGGGTCGACTACCTCGTCGATCTCGCGCCGGCTACGGGCGCTCGGCTGGACGGACCCACATCCCGGCCCCAAGGACCCGGACGAGGCGACCATTCGCCAGCGGTGCTCGGAGGTGCAGTCGCGCTGGTCCGAGCAGGAGCGGCGCAGGAGAGCCGGGCAGCGGCGAGCGAGCGTAACCGTCGTACACGCATCCGATCTCGGGCTTGCCAGCTTCTCGTGACGTGGCTGCACCGCGTGGCGCGCTGCCACGCGCATCTGTGCGCGATCGTGCGGCTGTACGGCGACCCGTCGAAGGCCGGCGGCCAGTCCAACGCTGGCGAGACGTACCAGGCCCGCGCGGCTCGCGGCGACCGCACGCTGCTCTACGACGCGCTCACGGTGACGATCGACGAGCTCATCGAGGTGCGCGACGAGATCGGCGCGACCATGGACGCGGCCGAGCCGACGACGGCCGCGCCGGGCACGCAAGACAAAGTCGAGGAGATGTGTCGCCGCGCCGAGCGTGGCGAGAGCCTCTTCGTTCAGGGCGATACGCAGGGACGCGAGGTCGGCGACGGATCGCTGGCCTGATCACGGATGGTTTTTTGCGGTCGGTCGTGACGGAGTGCGGCCGGCCGCGCTAAGGAGGGCTACGTGCTAGTGCTCAGTCGAGCGGAGGGCGAGCGTGTCGTCGTGCCGCATGCACGGATGGAAATCGTGGTGCAGGAGATCCGCGGCAACGTCGTCCGCCTGGCGTTTCGAGCGCCACAGCGTGTCGACATCTTCCGCGGCGAGGTGTTCGACAGGATCGCGATGGATCAATGGGACGAGGACGAACCAACTCAAGAGGAGGACGTGAAGTGAAGATCGTGAAAGGCAAGCAGGCCGCACCCGTGCGGTGCGTGCTCTACGGCGTCGAGGGCATCGGCAAGACGACGCTGGCGGCGCAGTTTCCGACGCCGCTGTTTCTCGACACCGAGGACGGCACCAAGCAGCTCGAGGTCGACCGGGTCGCGTGCCCGGACTGGCCGAGCCTGCGTGGCGCGGTCGCCGAGCTGGCCGTCGAGAAGCACGGCTACCAGACGATCGTCATCGACTCGATCGACTGGGCGGAGCGGGCGCTGGTCGAGTTTGTCTGCAAGCAGGACGGCAAGAAGTCGATCGAGGACTACGGCTTCGGCAAGGGCTACACGGTGGTGGCCGAGCATATGGGGCGGTTCGTCGAGGGCCTCGACAACCTGCACCGCGCCGGGCTGCACGTGCTGCTCGTGGCCCACGCCAAGGTTCAGCGGACGTCGCCACCGGACCAGACGGACGGCTACGACCGGTACGAGCTGCGGCTGTCGAAGCAGGTGTCGCCCATCGTCAAGGAATGGGCGGACGCGCTGCTCTTCGCCAACTACCGGATGCGGCTAATCGAGGGCAGCGACGGGAAGCGCAAGGCGATCGGCGGCAAGGACCGCGTCGTCTACGCCGAGCGTGCGGCGGCCTACGACGCCAAGAACCGGTACGGGCTGGGCGAAGAGCTGCCCATGACGATCGACGCGCTCGCCCCGCTGTTCACCGGCACGGGTGCCAGGCCGATCGACACCGAGCTGTACGACCAGGTCGTCAAGTACATCGCCGAGGCCAAGAGCGTGCGGACGCTCGGCAAGATTTCTGACCGCATCGACGCACTGCTGTCCGACGGCCAGCTGACGGCCGAGCAGGGTGAGGCGTTGACAGTACTGGTTAAGGAGCGGCACGACGCGATCGAGCCGCAGGGGGTGACCGATGTGGCATGACGTGCCGCCGTGGACCGCCAAGCGGGCCGAGTCGGAGGAGCTGATGCAGCAGGTGGCCGAGGTGGTGCGCCGGTGGCACGTCCGCCGCATTTCGGGCAACACGGCGGTGGAGAAGGTGCGCGAGCTGCTGGAGCCGCTGCGCGTGAGGGTGGGACAGGCACACGAACCGGAGATCAAGTCATGAATTTTGATCAGTGGTGGAACTGGGACGAGGAGCCGCGAGCCGCCGTGGACCACGGGCACACGCAGAAGGTGCCGACGGGTCGGCACACGGGCGACATCGTCAAGGCCGAGATCAAGGACCTCAAGTTCAAGATCGCGGACGACAACCCGACGGGTACCTCGCTCGTCATCACGTGGAGCAAGTCCGGGTACTACCCGGTCGAGGCGATCGTGAACCTGCGTTGGCGTGGCCTGCTCGAGGCGGTCTGCCGGTCGGCTGGCGTGTCGCCACCGAAGCGTGGCGAGGACTGGGACGAGCAGTCGCTGGTCGGGCGCGTGGCCACCGTCGAGATCGAGAACAAGGTGGCGCAGGCCACGGGCACCGAGTACCAGCGCATCACCAGGTGGCATGCGTCGCCACAGAGGCCGCTGCCGGCCGAGGCCAAGCCGAAGCGGGCGCCGGTTCGCACGCCGGCCGCCAAGACGCATGCGGAGTTCCAGGAGCGGAGCGATGCCGACGACATCCCCTTTTGACGACGAGCGCACCATCCAGTTCTACGGCGGTCCGTGGGACGGGATGCCGTACACGCCGAGGCGTAACGAGCAGTACCCGGCCAGGCTCGACATGCCGTGGAACGGGCAGCTGCACCACTACCAGCTCGTGCAGCGGTACGGCGTCGTGAAGCTGTTGTACATCGGCAAGGCACTACCAGACGGAGCACGCATTGCATGACGGCCCGACCTGGTCGCAGCGGCTGCGGTGAGCAGCTGCGTGGTTCGCCATCGCACTCCAGAGGCGTCGTATCAGTGCAGTCGGAGCCGGTATCCACAGGCCGGTGATCCGACCGTCCGCCGGCACGTCACGCCGGCCAATACACAGGAGGTGAGCGATGACGGTCTACAAGGCATGGCGGGCGGATCGTGTGGGGAAAGACGGCGTGTTTGTCAGCACGTACGCCGGGACGGTGTCCGACTGCGGCCAGTGGGTCGAGTGCGGCGAGACCAGGCACCGGATCTCTCCGCAGTGGCACGCACGTGCCGTCGATGCCGAGGCCTCGATGGCCGGCGAGATCGAGGAGATCGGCCGTAGGCTGCTCGAGCAGGCGGCCAAGTTGCGAGAGGCTGCGGAGGTCGTGGCGTGAGCGACTACTACCGCGAGCCCGAGGCCGTGCTGCCGCTGTTCGCGGCGGCCAGGCGGATGGATCCGCCAACGTCGCACAAGGCCGCCCAGCGTGCGCCGGTGGCCGGTCACCGTCGCCTGGTGCTCGAGGCCCTGGCGGCCGGGCCTGCGGGGCAGACGGAGATCGCACGGCGGGCCGGCATCACGGTGGCCGCGGTGTCCAAGCGGCTGCCCGAGATGCGTCGTGCCGGGCTCATCGAGAAGACGGGGCGCGAGGTGGCTGGTGGGGAGTGTGAGTATCGGATGACACGAAAATAAACATCGGCGGCCTTTTAGGCCCTTGGGCTATTTGTCCTTTTTCCGGCATGGCCGCCGTTTGTGGCTCAAATCTTTTCACGCCATGACGTTTATTCGTCTTTTCATGCCGTGATTTGTGCCTGTTTTTGCGATTGGCGAGTAAAGGACAATAGCACGTGCATCGCAACCTGACATTTTGGCCAGAAGAGAACGATTCCGAACACGCGATTCCTCGCGGTGACTCCCGCATTTGTCGGTGCTGGTGCAATCCGGCTCAGTTTGTTGACGTCGTCGGAGTCGACTTTGGTGGGGGACGCATGCACCTTTACTCGGCAGCTAAAGGACGAGGATGGGATGTCGATGTTTCAGTTGCCATAGACGAGCTTCTTAGCCTTCAGTCTGGAACGCTTGCTGTCGGAGAACCAGCCCACTTGGCGACGCCTCGCACCAAAAAGTCATTGGCTCAGCCTTTCACAGAGAAACAGCTTCTGTTTCTTTACCAGTCATGCAGTCATTCCGGCATCACCGTCAAGTTGTATTCGCATTACCACTCAGGCGTCAGGGCAAGGGTTTGGGCTGCAAAAAGGTTTCCAAGCATTCAGTCCGCTAAGAAAACAGACGCAGCGGATGCCATGGCACTGGCTCTTTATGTAATGCACTGCAATGCGGTATCGCTCGCAGACCCTCCATCATCTTTTGATCGTTGCCCTAAACGAGACTACGGCATAGCAGTCAGGGAGTATTCTTGCGTAGCTCTTAATGCTGAGCGTACGACTGGATACATTGGCCGGCACATGCCTCATGTGATCGAGCTTGGTGAAGGCATTTGGAGAAAGACGGGACGGTCGATTGGCAAGAAGGCTTGCTACTCAATAGCGTCGCTGATAGCTACAGACATTAACGGCGTGCCATTCATGTTTTTCACCAGAGGCCGAGTTCCTGGCGTGGAAATGTGGTGGCGGAATGTCGCAAGGATGACACCATTCCATCACAGGGCGGGAGTTGCGAGGTCAAATCTAATGAGGCACGCGTTTCGTCAGTTTCTGCGAAGGTTTGGAAAAAACAACGGTGTAAACATGGGCACGAAGAACAAAATTGTCCCTTTTGGTGACCACGACGACGTTCAAGCTGTCATTCGCACGAGGTGTATGCAGGCCTTTCGAAGAACAGTTAAGCACTGCTATCGCGCGGGAGTCGAGATTGCTCTGAAGAAAGGATGGGCCACACTTGACCCAGTCGAGACGCCTCTGAGCGAGGCCACGGATGGCCGGTGAATGGATCGCCTACGACCTCGCCCTGCCGGCCAAGCCGGAGGTGCAGGAGCTGATCGACGAGACCGGCCACCCGGTCGAGGTCGTCGTCTACCGCCTCCTGCAGCTGTGGGGCTGGGCCTCAATGCACTGCCACGACGGCGTGGCTCGGATGACGCTGCCACGCCTTGTCAGGACGTGCGGCGGTGACGATGCCTTCTGGCGAGCCGTGGCGGCCGTCGGGTGGCTGGAGATCGACGAGACGGCCGCTACCGTCGCTGTCCCCGGATGGGACCGCCGGTTCAGCCAGGCGGCCAAGTCGAGAGCCCAGCAAGCCGACCGGGCGCGGTCGTACGAGGACCGGAATCCGGCCCGAAAACGCCCCATCGGACCTTCCGATGCGCGCGCATCGGACGTTCCGGCGCTCGCGCATCGCAGAGGAGAGGAGAGGAGAGAAGAAGTTCCTCCTCCTCCGCGCGAGGCTGCGCAGACCGAGGACGGATGGCAGCGGCTGCGTACGGCGTGGAACGCCGGCCCGGGACGTCCGTGGAAGCACCCGCAGCCCCCTGACGGCCTCGAGGGGCGGCTGGCGGAACCCGGGTGGCTGGACGAGGCCGTGCAGGCCATCGACCACCTGCCCAAGTGCCGGTATTTCAAAACCCCGCCCACCCTCGTGCAGCTCTGCGGCAGCGGATTTGTGCGACGGGTGCTGGGCGGCCAGTACGACGACGCCAGGCCCGAGCGTGGATCGGCCGGCGAGCAGCCCAAGCGGCAGCTTGACCCGGAGTTCCAAGCCGCCGTGCGTCGCACCGAGGCCGCGCTGGCCGCCAAACGTCGGGAGGCGTCTTGACCACAGCCCCGCTCGACGACAGCCGGCCGCCGCTACGGTCAGGGAATGCGAGCCCTGGTCGTGATCCTCGCGCTAGCCCTGACGCACCCAGCCGTCGCTGGGACCCGGGACGACGGCGTGCCGGATGCCAGGTACCTCGAGCTGGGTCGGCAGATGCGGCCGTACACGGCGGCGGTCAGCTGCCGCAGCCCCGAGGGGCATCGGCACACGGCCACGGCCGTTGTCATTGCCGGCCGCTGGGCGCTGACGGCGGCACACGTGGTGGCCGGCTGCGACGACGTGCGGCTGGCGTTCGCGGACACGTCCAGGGACGTCGACCTGGTCGTCGTGCACCCTGGCTGGGAGCGGCTGGCCATGGCCAGCGAGGACTTGGCGATCCTGCGGACGACCGAGGACTGTGCCCTGCCCTGGTACCCGGAGATTGCCGAGACGGTCACGGCCGGCGAGGCCTGCATCGTCGCCGGCTACGGAGTGACGGGCACCATGGGGCGAGGCTACGAGATCGCAGACGGCCGGCTCCGAGCCGGCACGCAGACCATCGACTCCATCGAAGGGCCGATCGTCACCTGCTCGGCCAAGGCCAGGTCGTCGCCGCTCGAGTACATGATCGCCCCTGGCGACAGTGGCGGGCCGCTGTTCGTTGGGTCTGGTACGTCGGCCCGGCTGGCCGCGATCAACTCGCACCAGGTCGGGCCACGCGGGCCACTTCGTTCACGCTACGGCGAGGAGAGCGGCCACGTGCTGTTGCACCCTGTGCGAGCGTGGATGACGTCCGTCATGGAGGCACACCATGGGACGCATGAGCAGACAGAAGGGCAAGCGCGGTGAGCGCGAGTGTGCGGCCGAGCTGGCTGCCCTGCTCGGTGTGAACGCACGCCGTGGCGTGCAGTACCAAGGCGGGCCGGACTCGCCTGACGTCGTGCTCGATGGTGTGAACATCCACGTCGAGTGCAAGCGTACTGAGCGACTCGACCTCTACGCTGCGATCACACAAGCGCGTGACGAGTGCGGTGACAAGGTGCCGATCGTGTGGCACAGACGCAACAACCACGACAGCGTCGTGATCATCGAGACATCGAAGCTGCTCGACGTGTGTCAAGCCATCATGGCAGTCGCTGTGTTGCAAAATGCAGCGCTGCAAAATGCAACACATGCCAAAGTGGCGGGTCCTTTGGCCAATTGTTAGCGAGTGGC